CTAATCTAATTCAGTTAGACGGAATAATTTACCATTCCGGAATAACATTTCACATCGATGGTTGTTTTCATCAACTAATGTTGCCTCAAATAACCCCTCTTGCGGAACTTGAATATCTTCTGCAAAATTGTAAGTCTTTCCGTTAAATTCAAATGTCTTTGCCATATTATCACCTCAATTTAAAAATGCACCGCCAATATCTATATTATAAGCATCAATTATTTTCTTGCGTAATTGCTTAAATTCTTTGCCATGTCCTTTAAAATGACACTCAATAGTGGCATGTGCTAACTCATGATAGATTGTATTTAATTCAACATCTTTATCATGATTATCCTTACTTAACTCAATCAAGCAAGAGTCATCATTATACCAATATGTTATGCCTAATAGCTTTTTACTTCTCCCGATGTATTTATGTATCAACAAATCAGGTTTAAAAGAATACCCCAATGCCTCGATATTGGCTATTGCTTTTAAAAATATATCAGCATACGGCATCATGTCATCGTCAAGATATAGTGTACTGATTTTATCACCCCCATTAACTATCATCTAATAGTTGACTGTTGCAAACCGTGCAACTCGGAGATAATTGGATCACCATTCCTTTACTGTATACAGAACACTACCACCTTCAAAATGCTGTCCGTCAAAGTGTGCTAATACTTCAACTTTGCCTGCTTGATAGCCAATAGTCTCGTAGGCTTTACTGTCTAATACCGTTACACCAGCTTTAATCTTATGAGCCTTATTTAGGTTGATTTTATAAACGTCCACCTTTTGCTGGTCTGTATTAGCAACAACAGCAGTTCTATCTGACTTTTCAGTCACTGCTTTAGGTAATGCTGGGTCCTCATGTTTTATAGCCTGTTGTGTTTGTTTGGCCGCCTGTTCAACCGTAGGAGCTTGCACATAATAAGTGGATACAGGTTGAGTTGTTTCCATCTTGGAAACAACTTGTTTAGCTTCATCTTTGGTAATGTGAATAGCATTAGCTAATTTGACAGGATCCTTTACTTGTTCCTGTTTTAGCAACACCGGCTTTTTGACTTGATATGAATTATATATAGACACCCCTACAATAGCTAAAATAATTAAAATTAGCCCCCCTATGAGGATTTTATGTCGTTTTAGGTAAAACAATACCTTGAAAGTCCAAAGGCTCATTATAGACCCCTTTCTTGCATTTCTTGTGAAAACATTTCTAACGCTTGCGCTTTTTCTGCATCGAACCGTTCAACAAGATTTTCACGCAACCAATCTGGATTACCATCATAGTTCCATGGATGCAATTTGCGCTGTTCATATACCCCATTAATTAAATCCCAGTCAAATTTAATATCGTTCACATAAGATAAGTTCCAATCAGGCTCCCAACCCGGAACATATTGCATGGCCTCTTTAAAAAGATTAACAACTTCACCGGGACCATATTGAACAGCAGCGGAAAATACAACATCACGTAATGCTCGACTATGGATATTAACATCAAACAATTGATTAGATAGCTCGCTACACGCCACATCATAATAAGCATATTTGATGTAATCATGCTGCATTGCCATAAATCCATTAGGATCTATAGTTCCTAATTCTTGCCATTTGTTAATGAATTCATCGGAATTGATAGAGCCTGCACTTTGAAGAGCCCTTGCATAGTCTTTGTAGAATCCATCTTCTTGGCGCAAGCCCCATCCAAGGAACGCATCCACGCTCCCGCAATTGCTTGCTAACTGATACGCACCATACGAAATACCCCCAAGATCCCCCTCACCTGTAGATACAATAGCTGGGTCTCCATTGCTTTCATATGCCGCACTTAGTTGTCCTAGTTTTTCCATTCTAATCACTCCTTTTCTTTGTCATTGCTTCCACCATTCATATACTGCGAACGCTTAACACCGCCAGTAGCACCAATATAGCCGCCTAATACACCGACTATTACACTTGCCAAATCCTTTTGTTCAAGATAAATAGTCATAATTAAGGCGGCCGCTAATGCAAGCAAGGTGATAGTGTCCTCATAATTGATTTTCATTTAATCGCCTCTTTTACAGATTTAATAAATGTTATTAACTGTTTGACTAATCCGATTGCACGTTTAAACCACCTCGATTCCACCAACTCCAGTTCAATCATATTTTCAACACAGGATGCTAACTCAATTACAATGGGAATGAGGTACATTCCTGTGCTTAAAAACGTATCTAGTCGGCCTAAAAAAATAAATTCAACATCTGGTAATGTAAGCAAGATAAACGATAAGACAAATAACCAAGGATATGATTTGACAAGTTTCTTTGTCATATCGGCTCGCAGTTTATTACTGACTAGGAACCTATGTTTCTTGCCATTGATTTCAACATATCCCCATCCACGCCATAGTATGGCCAATATGGTATTAGTAACTGTACAGGGCCTATTTGTCGCAATATTAAAATTGCGCACCTCAACTAAGATGCGCAATATCGTATCAACAAACACCAATATCAAAGTACAAAATATAGCTAATGATATTTGTACAAGTTCATGTTCATTTAATCCCACCATAATAGGTGGTGGAGCGAAGATTTCAATCATATATTCCCTGTCCTTTCAATAATTAACCTATTTAAATGTTTGCTAATATTTTTTTGTATTGAAATTTGATTGTCTATATTGAAAGTTATTTTAATCAAATTAGGTGGCACGCTTTTAGTTGTTATAGTAATTTCAATATTTTTGGAGTTAGGGATTATTAATTCCCTCTCTGCTGCATCAGATGCGTCCATAAAAACACGATATTTTCCTTTTGGTAAATACACGTACCATTTATTAAACGATTCAACATTACGTGCTTCCCATTTCCATGTATTGAATGTAATTGGGTCATATTGCACATACCCTCTATCTCCATTTGACTTAACAACATTTAAAGGTGTTACATTTCCAGAAACTCTTGCATATAAATCCTGTCCATTAAAACGGACACGGATGTAATTACCACCCGTGTCCTGTGCGTTTTCTGTTAAATTGTATGTTTGTATCTGCCCATTAGATGTTTTTGTTTTAATAACTGCCATTATTCCACCCACAATTCTGCGCCATTTGCGAATGTAATTTTATTGAGTAATGTATCAACATATACAGTTTTCCATGGTGTTACTTGATTATTAGCCCAGCCTCTAAAATATAATGGTTGATTGCCGTTATTTGGAATCAATAATTGCCCGCACCACTCAGAATCGCCGTATTCAATAATTACACCATCATTTGGAGAGCCATCATTAAATTGTTTATGAGCTTGCTTGAATAAAACTTTATAAGATCCTGTTGGTGTATTAATCGAACCGGGTTCATCAGACGAGAAGAACCCCTCTGTAGCAAATACTTGTCCTATTACCGTTTGACGACCTTTCTTACCTAGATATGCTGCATCTGCATCTTTTTTAGAAACTAATGTTCCAGTAGAAGATGCATCATCTTCGGTTAAAACTCTAAACGTTTTATTTTTATTAGCATCATAGTAACCAATCGATTTCCCCAAAAAGACCGTTCGATTATCACTCATGCCAAATTCCATAGAATCGCCTGTAGACATTTTTACAGCATGATGAGCGCTTCCGTTCGTATCTGTTACTTGCACCGAGGTATTATTAGGCATGATAATAGGGCCTTTCATCTTGCCGCCGCTAAGACCTAAATAATCAAGATTTTTTAACCGTTGCATATTGATTGAGTTTTCAAAATCGTAATTTGGGTCCCCAACATAAATATCAACTTGGTGACGTTTGTTAGGTTTTTGGGTTAGTACCGCAAAATAGAACTTGCCGTTATAGTAAGCAATATCTTCGATTTCGGTTTCACGGTTAATCTCAATAATTTGTTTAACTGTTCCGAATGGTGTACACTCAACAAGGCTCCCTAGCGTTGCGGACATAATTGCACCGTTTAACATGAAAGCCCCGTTATTATTCATATCCGGATAGATATAATCAACTTGATAAGTCTTGAGCTTTTTAAATTCATCATTGTATAGATTGATTGTCCGAACTCGTTGATTGCCTGCGATAGGGACAATGGAAACATAAGTCCTTGTAATTGGATCATAATCAATGTTGAATACTTTTTCTTGCAATGTGACAGTGTTTTCGATTGCCATAGTATCTGCATTAATAACAGTTATATTATTTCCGTTTTTTATCCCATTTGCGATGTAAATCTTATTGGTAAAGCGATTGTACGTCATAGTATTACAATGCCCTAGACGCTCAGAATCCGTAAATTTATAAGTACCTACTTTTTCAAAGGTGTCAGGATTGAGTTCATAAAGAATTTGATTAGTACCTTCACCATTGATACAAGCCAGTACAAATACATTCTTTTTAGAATTGTAAGTAAATCCTTGGCATTGGTTAACTTCTGTATCATACGTAATGTTTTTCACGAATGCTATGTTGGATGCACCTTTTAACATTGGTGTTTCTGTAGGATAATACGGCTTGATGTTGGTATATACACCCATATCCATGACTGAACCTACTGTATTAAAGGTTAAGTGTTCAGTTAGTTTGTATTGCCCGTTTGGTACTAATAAAATTTTATTAGCCAAATTATCATTAGCACGTTTAAATGCAGCAGTATCATCGGCGACACCATCGCCAATTGCTCCGAAGTCTTTAACTGACACAATACCATTTAGCGATTCTTTTCCAATGTATTTAGCATCAGCTTCAGATTTAGTTACAATTCCTTTGCCACCGGGTATTGCTATTTCTTCAGCTTTAGCAGCTGCTACCTCTGCACGTTTGGCTGCCTCTTCCGCTTTCTTGGCATTACCTACACTAGCTATTTGTTTATTATTAATATCACTCTTGATGGCATCAGCTTTTGTAACTAAATCATTGATATTTTTTTTGTCTGTTTCCGCTTGTGCAGCGTATGCCTTTGTGTTATCTGCTAATTCTTGTGTTTTCTCAAACGTATCAGCACTTTGTATAAGCGCTGTATTTGCAGTTGCTAATTTATCATCTACTGTTTGAGATAAGGCATTGATATTGTCATTAATAGCATTAAGCTGTATTGCATTTTTTTCTACTTCAAGTGCTTTAGTTTCTGCTGTTAATGCTGCCTCAATTGCTTGTTTAGCTGCTACTAGAGAGTTATCAACAATATCTCTTACGACTTGATTAGGGTCTTCATCAGCCCCTACACGAATTTGTAGCGTGCGGTCTAATTGTTCTTTTAATTCCTGAAGAATTAGAATGACTTTATCACCCATACCTTCAATATGATTGTAGGGCCATTTATTGGCTAATTCTGTAGTTTGTGAAATTGGAGTACGTCTGATTAAAACAACCTTATAAGTTGCCGGTAATGGCTCACCAATACTTGGATACGTTAAAGTTTTATTTTGTGCATCGTATAAGATATTTCCTGTTTGCTCCGTTTGCCGTCCATCTTCATCAACTAGAATAAGGTTAATATCTTTTATGTTGTTAAAGTCATATGGCCAAATAAAAGTCTTATTAACCCCATCACATTGATATTGAACAACTGGATTGTTGACTTGTGGAATCACAATATCCCGCCTTTCTTTGCATATAAAGAGGACTACCTAAAACTAGGTAGTCCTTATTTTTATTGTTTCTTCTTCTTTTCTTTTTTAGTCTTTAAACGCTTGTCTAACAAAATCGACATGAATACATCTTCAATCTTGGCATCCGTATCAGTTAGCCCTACACGCAACAATGTCCAGAAGGCATCAGTTACAGTATCACTAAAACCAGTTACACGGTTAGAAACTTGACTGAGCGAACGGCCTACATCTACAAAATCTTTATTGTCACTAGAAATAGCTTGTCCTGTATCCCATAATTTTTCAAAGATACTTAATCCCATTACGGTATTACCTTTATTGTATGGACGTTCTCCTAAAATAAATTTCATACCCATAGTGGCTATATCTCTTACTAGCGGAATCCCCATGGTTCCCTGTTGTACAAATTCTTCGGCAAAAGACTTGGCAATCGATTCTGGATCATCGTCGTCACCATTTGTCATGGCTTTATAAATTACCATGCCAATTGCTTGCGATACAACTGTCCACCATAACATTCGAGCAAATTGTGTCCAATCCCCTTTATCTTTTCCTGCATACCAACCTTCGGCAATAATATTGTACAAAGTATTGGCGTAGGAATAGAATGGTACAAATAACTGTGTTAATGGATTTCTTGCTCGTTGAATCGCTGCGGCGTCTTTAGTATCACCACTTCCGAAAATATCTCGTATTGCTCGGTCACCTGCTTCAATTGCTTGTTGATTAATCCACTCAGTACTTAACCCTTCCTTGGATTGGAGTTCAGCAATCTTTTGATCATAAGCGAATTTCCATACTGGGATGGATAAGGCGAAGTCTGTTTCTGTGAGCAACCGGAATCCCATATTATTAATTTCATCACGGATTTCAGCACCTTTTTCAAACTTGTACCCGCCGATATTCTTGTCATTAATGCGGAGCCCCTTTCCTTGGATAGTTAATCCCTTTTTAAGGTCTTTATCTAAAGTTTGAATGCGTTCCCTCATGAATATGGATTGCTCCATAACAAAATCACGAGTATTATTGTAGGTTTCTGTACCGTGGCCATAGAACCCTACCCCTGCATGGTTAACAGCTCGAAGGACATTACCCGCACCAATACGATATACGGCAACAGGAATATTCAAGGTATTCTGAATGGCAACTGATACACGGCCAGCCATGATAGCCATAGATGTGTTTCTCTTTAATGCTGTAACAATCTTACCAAATGCATCAAGCTTAGCCGCTTCATCCTTCCAATTATCACGAACCCAAGTCCGCAAGAATTGATAGGAATTCATTCCAAATTTCTCAACAATATAGTTTTGAAACTCTCTATTGGCTACTAACTGATTCACATCCGTCACTGCTTTACGCATAGTTATATGATTGATTGATTCGGTAATAGCATTCGGAATAACGTCAAAGTCTAACAACAATGATTTATCCTTAACTACATCTAACCGTGATTTAGTAGCACTCATACCAGTTCCTAATATCGCATTACTGCTAACCATAGTCTTAGCAATATCTTCGACTTCTTTATCAGATATACTTGCATTAACTTCCGGATTATACACAATTGGATAATACTGACCAATGATAGTTCTACCACCAATAGTGAATGTGATGCCTTCTTCCTTTTTCAATGGATTACCATAGAGTTCCTCTTGGACTTTGCTACGTTCAGTAAAGAACGAATTAATATGATCCCATGTTCTGATAATGAATTCCCAATCTTTATCAGTAAGGATTTCTTGGAAGGCTTTTTCCATTTCAACTTCAGTTACCTTGGCCGTTTCCATTGCCCGTTGTCGGTTACGTTCTGTACCCCAGTTTAAAGCTAATGCAATGACTTGCTCTTTGGTTAAATTCCGCAATTCCCCAACATCGTACATATGCTTATTTCGGATGTTAAATAATTCACGCTTTCCATACACAGAGGATACATCTTTGGCCAATCTGCGCATGGACACTTCCTTGCGTTCATTAAAGGCTTGTGTTGCACGGCTAATCGGATCATAGATGTATTTCACTGCACTAGGTCCTAGCCGGCGCAAGAATGTTTCAACTTTGAGCAATGATAGATTGCCCTTATTGATAAGCCCTGCAACAGCTTCTAAACCAGTTTGATTGTTCTGAGCATTAAATACATTTCCATTTGCTTTGCCAAATGTATCGATTGCTTCCGTTAATATGCCATCTACTGCATCATCAAATGTAATCGATTCACCTTTATCATTAAGAATGGTAGAGCCTTCATAAGCGTTGCGGCCATTCTTATACATGCCTGTCATTAATTCTTCCAGTGTGTTCAACTGACTCATTGTTAGATTTTTAAATGACATAGGTGTTTTACCATAGAATAGTTGTACAATCCATGGGTCAAGGAATGTAATACTTTGGTCACCTAGAATATCCGCATCAGGATCTAATGCATTAATAACGGCATTCATATTAAAACCGTCTACTGGTTCAAGTCCGTCATACTTAGTTAACCCCATTTGATATGCCATGTGAGCATAAAAATATCTCATATTAGGCTCAATAGTGATAGGATTTTTAGGACGTGTCATTCTGTTGAGATTATCAAGCAGCTTGGTTCGCAACTTCTTAATACGGAGTGCATTGTCAAACGCAACACGAGCCCTCGCTTGATTCAAAAGTTGTAACTGTTTAGCTTGTAGTGCCTCTTCCAGTTTATTGACTGCCAATGCCCTATCAGCACGCTTACCTTCACGAATAGCTTGGTTTTGATACTTCTTATATTGGCTAGCTTGGGATAAGGTCAAATCGCCTAATTCCTGTCTAGCACGGTTCATATAATCACTTATCACACCTACGCCACTATCACGAATCGCACGTACATTATTAATACGTTCTTGTAGTAAGTCTTTTAATTGTTCTATACGTTCTTGTGAGCTTAATGACTGATTGTCTAATCTTGTTAACATGCGCTCTTCTAATCGCTCTTTTTGTTCGATTATTCTATCAAGTCGATTTGTAATAATTGTCAGACGTTTACTTAACTCATTCTTCTCATCTTTAAGTTCAGCTTTATTTTTACTTGCTTGTTCCTGTAATTCTTTTTGTTGTTCTTTTAGTCGCTCAATTTCATCATTAGCTTTATCCAACTCTTTAGAAACAGATCCAAGCTCTTTATCAACCTTTGCTTTTTCTTTACGAAGTTTTTGCTCTTTTGTTAACTCTTTTTCGATTATTTCTAAATCAGATTCAATTGTTTCTGAATTAGCGTCAAGTCGATTTAACTTATCGAGCAATTCCCAGTTCTTCGCAAGGTCACGATTGGTTTGTGACTTGATGATTTTAGCTTCCTCTTCAGTTAGTTTCATTTGGCCATCTGAAGATAATTGCCACTCTTCGGCAATTTCCATGTTAGATTTACCAATATGGTTATCCTCAATGAATGTCTGTTCAGCAGATTCCATAGCTTGATTAACAGCTTCATTAAATGTAAACCCTGTTTGCTCACGTTCAGCATCTTCTAATTCTTTAAGTGTGCCGTATCGAGTATTGGCTAATGCATTTTTACCAAATGCATTGTAACGTTGATGGTCTTTATATATTGGATACTGTTCCATTAAACGCTTTTCAATATCAGCTTGAATAGAATCTTTTTCATCATTCCATTCTTTGATTGGGCGGCTTTCTAATTCTTTCATATAACGATTCATGACACGTTCTTTTGCCATTTCCCCGACGTCGGCAATATAGCCTTGAACCTTTGCTTGTTCAGCTTCATCGAGCTGTTTAAATAACTTGCTAGATTCAAATTGTTCAAGCGCTTGTTCTTTTGTATAAGCATCTATATCTTCTTGGGTAGCGATCATACGTGCCATAATGTCTTGGATTTCCTTAGGTGGCAATCCGCCTAGTCGTGTCACCGCACGATAGATACGAGTTAACCACTTCGAGAACATGCGGAATACACGCTGCAATCCTTTAGTAGGTGCGTTCCCTTCACGAAGGTATGCTTCCCACCCACGAGCAAACTTTTCATGCGCTTTAGTATTATCAGCACCTTGCTCATCATCCCATTCAGACCACTCTTTCAACTTGTTCCAATCCGTTACAAGTTGCTCTGGAGCATTTTCCATTTCAGCAAGGTTCTTAATGTCGTCAAAGAATACGTGTCCCATTTCATGTAAGAATGTTGACCGGTCAGCCGTTTTGAAGATTTGAATTAAACGATCTGTTTGACTGTTGATAGTCGTCATACCATTAATAGATTGATTGTACTTTTCAATGACTTTAATTGCTTTGTCATCAAACACTACATAGCATCGTCCATCTGTATATCCATCATATGTAATGCCGTTAACGCCAATTGAATTTAAAAATTCAGATGCACCTTTGTCGCTACCAAACGCTTTAGATAATGCAAGGTAAACATTTCTTCCTGTATATGGTGTTTTAGTGAACGTATCACCTATATTTTCCAAAATCTTATCTTGTCTTATTTTTTCTTTAGCGCCCTCAGTTTCTTTTTCTTTTTCTAGTGCTGATAACTTTTCATCCATTTCACCAAGTAACTTTTTAGCTATTTCAAAATTACCATCCGCTTTTAATTCGTCAAAGCTATATCCGTACTCTGCAGTTGTTTCTCTAGCAATTTTTTCTTTTATTTTATTTGTATTATTTAATAAAGCATCCATCAAATATTCTTTATCACGCTTTATATCCTGTATTTTACCTAATATTTTTTCATATTCCTTATTAGTAGTGTACGATGGATGCTCTTTATAATATTCTAATAAGGCTTTTCGTTTATCAATATCTAAATTGTTAGTCGCTAGTACTATTTTATTAACAATATCTTTATTTTGCTCTTTGAAATATTTATCTTCATCAAGCATTGTTTTTTCATCCGGAATTTCAACTTTAAATAATTTTGGATTTGTAGTCCCTAATCGTTTAGATAATTCTTTTTGATAGTTTCTAGATACTGTTTTCTTCTTGGCGAAATACAATCCCCAACCATGTGCTTGATTGCCCTCACCAGTCCCAATAGCACCTAAATCAAATTTATCAAAATCATGTGGCGAACCATGCCATGCAGCTTGATAGTATTGATAATTATGTTGTTTTCGGAGCTTGTCTAAATCTTTTTCATTTGGTATACTTACATCAAAGAAGTCACTAATGTGGTATTTCGCTTGGGGCAATGAGAGCCCCTCTGCCAGATACCAATTAGTGACTTTTTCTTCGTTTATATATAATGGCATACCAAGCTCAGGGTTTTCCAAGTAATCTTGATACCATTTATTCCCTACCGTATCCTTTGTATATACGCTGTTAACCAAGCTATACACAATCGTGTTGTTGCGCTTGGTTTTATTTAATTGTATTGGAATTACAACATTTAAACCATTATCAGCTTTAATTTCAGCCATAACCACAATACTATCTTTCACTGTGCTTGATTTAAAAATGGCAACAGGGTTTGCTAATGCAAAAGGAAGTTTTTCCATTTCATTTTGCGTAATTTCCGGATGCTTTATTTGTATGTCCGCAATTTTAGATTGTTTAATTACAACGTCGTAGTCAAGACCTCCAATCATTTGTAATACTAATGGTGTATCCATTATCTTAACAAATGCATTAGATTTAGGATTATATTTTTTTAATGTATGAACCCATTCGGCTTGGTCTTTTGACAATTTGACATCGCTTTGCTCTACTTGATTTAATCCTTTTTGTCCTTTCAATTGTCCTTTCATCTCAATTCGAATAGTATTGAAATAATCCATGGCCGTATAATTGCCACGTCCTGCACGTCGCATAATATCAGCCATAATATCAGCATGTTGTGCCATAAGCAATGCATTGGCTTCCGCCGTATCACGTTGTTTACGGTCTACCGTCTCATCACTCATTATGGATTTTAAAGACTGATACACTTCATATCCGGATTTGGATAATTGCATACGTAAGGCGATGTCATTATCTGCTAATTCAAACAATGTATCTCGCATAGATTCTAGCGATTCAATTTGTTTAAGCGTATGTTCCATATCAGAGTAATGAGCACCGGCTTGATTAAGCGCTTCCGGGTTATCCGCTAATGTACTTTGGGTACGAGCAAGGCTAGATTGATAAGCCATCCGTCTGCGTTCAGAACTTGAACGTGGCGTTTTATTATCACCTAACCATGTAGGATTGACTCCGCTAGTACGTGCTACTTCTAAATCGGCATCCATAGCATCAAAATCGCTTGTATATTGTTCCCGGTATTGCTCAGTTAATTCCTTATACACATTATTAAAGGTTTGTTTAATATGTGTAGGATCCGCAAGAACCACATCGAGCATTTCTTTATCTACATCGGAAACTTCATCAAAGTAAGAACGGATAATATCATTCTTAACACGCTCTGCACGTTTCTCAGTATCATCTTTAACAAGGTCTTTCATGGCGTGTACTTCTTCTTTTGCACGTTCAAGTGTTTTCATGGATAATCCACCACGAGTAAAGTAAGAGGATTCTTCCAGCGCTTTAACTGTTTCTTCCGACAAACCACCGCTTAATTGTGCATATGAGCCAATTGGAATTTCAATCGGAGCATCGGCGGTAATTGCTTTGGATACATCCTCTTTCGTTACCAATCCTGCATCTACCATATTACGAATAGCCGCTTGACCTTCTTCGGTTTCAGCCATTTCATTGACATTTACATAAGCTGTAGATACCCCTATGTTATCACCCTGAGCTTGTACGATTTTTCCATACAACTCAGGGTTTTCTTTTGCCAAATTATTAACTGCAGCATCGTTTTTTAAATTCTGCATAATAACATGACCGTTACGGTTTTGTTCTTCCATAACAGCCATATGCTGTTCTTCTGGAGAGAGTTTTTGGAAATCTTTAAAGGCTTTCATGGTTCTTACACCACTAATGCCACCACCAATTACACCGAACCCAACAACGGCAGGTAGTGCTTGCCACATAGCCTCTCCAGCACCTACAAACATATCACCTGCAGAATATGAACCCTCTTGATCATTCGATTTGCGCCATAGGTTATGTTGTATTTTTTCGTTGACGTCTTGTAGGCCTTCCTCAAATAGTTCTGGAGCGCCTGCTTTAATAGAAGTCTTGGCTACTTGTGCAGCAGTAACACCAATACCACGATTAAATGTCTCAGCTGCATTAGTAGTCCCTCTTGAAACGGCATTGGCAAGTGCGGACTTAGGAGCAATTTTAGATGCTGCTTTACCGATAGCCCGAGTTGCCACAAATTCAATGCCGGCATCAATAGCCGCAAATGACATAGCATACTCTTTTGCTTCTTCATTTGAATATACTCGATTGCCCTTTTGGTCACGTTTACCAATCAATTCAAGGTATTTGTTGCCGAATGACATCTTATACATCTCATATGCCATATCAGCAGAGCCTAACCATTTAGCACCAGTCATCGCAGTAGGTATAGTAGCAGAGCCACCACTAACTACACCACCGCCAATACCACCAATAACACCGCCTACAATAGCACCTGTACCGCCTTGCTTGCCCATCATATAGATTTGACTAGCAGTTGAACCTAATACTTCTTGTAATGGGCTTCCACCATCTGGCCGTCTGTAATTTTGCAAGTTATTTTGTAATCGATTAACTTCAGCCGTTAATTCACTAATCTTTTGTGGGTCAGATTCATAAGCTAAGGCAAACCCAACATCACCTAATTTCATTTGGTCATTCATTGCCCAAATACTTTGTTGTATGGAATCAAATATACCTTTTGTATTCTTGATTGATTCGATATTATTTAATGCTTGAATGCCTTCTGCTTGCGAACCATATTTTACTTTGTAAAGTTCTGGGAACTCATCATAAATATCTTGTAAAACTTGGCCACGTTCTGCACGTCTAGACAAATAGTCAGCACGTTCAAAGGCTTTATCATCGCCAAACATGACGGTATCTGCACCAATATTTAAAGTCTTAGCAATCCGTAAGGCTTCATTAGCACGTAATTGATCATTGTTATACAAGAATAATCGGTCTGTGTTACTAACAAAACTTGCAGGTAAAGCATTAGGCAATGATTGTCCTAATTGACCTATCGCTTGGAATGTATTTCCCTGTTGCCCAAATGGAGATACCGTTGTTGTACCATCATCATTGGTAACGCTGATAGGTGTATTGGCGATTGTAGATACTGCATCTGCTGTGCTTTTTGCAATATCAGATACAGTATCTATTCCTTTACCGATAGCTTGTCCAACTGGCGTTAATCCACCTACAGGGTCAGATTGAACACCAGCATTAGCAGTAAATGAACGAGGGCCTTGTCCGTACCCTCTTATTAACGCTTGAAATTCATCACGTTCTTGTTGATTAATATCAGCCATTTGTATATCTCCGTTGTAATGCATTGTATTCTGATTCGTAAATATCTTGAGTAGAGCCATCACGATATGTTACTCGGATATAATGATTTCCTACAGGTTCAGCATGAACGATACCAATAGCTTGATTACTTGCACCGCTTATTGTAGAGGAATAATCATCTCCATCACCAAAGTATGGTTTACTTGTACTACGCAATGTACTAGTCGCTACTGCAGCATCGAAGATTTCATCTTTTTCCGCATCTGTAGGTGGTCTATGATGTTTAACCTTAAACTCCTCAATACGACCTGCCATTTCTTGTTTAACACCATACTTAAAGCTACCCGCCAATGTCTTATCTTTTGGCATGACATCAGCTAATTTGTATTCGTACGGAGTTAAATCAATATTGCTAGCTTTCTTGTTGTTATCATCTATTTCAAGTAACGATGCATCAAGTTCATCATCCATAATTTTATTTGGCAGCACTCGTTCCGCATATGCTCGTGTTTGCTCATACGTGTGAGATTTTGCATACTGCTTAATCCCCCATTTTTCTTGAGCGGTCATCTTTAAACCTTTTTCGTAGATTCTATCTAGTTTAGGTCTTTCACTAGCCATTTTGCCACTCCAGTATTCTTGCTCTTCAGGAGTTGTAGCACCTGCCAATTGAACCTGTGCATATTGGAACGCACCGCTTACATCACCATTTGCTATCTTTTGATTTAAGATTGTTTGCCCTGCTTGTAAACGATCATTAATAGCAATCTTCCGGGTTTGCTCTTGCAACGTAAAGTAATTTTTGTACGCTGCTCTAGCATCATCTTCAGCTTTCTTAATTTGGTCTTCTGAATACTTTGGACTGCTACTGCTAGTCATTGGTGCATTTTTCATGCCTGCTGAATAGATAGCCTCTGGATCAGTATAATAAGAATTTGCCTTTAAAATATGCGCCCATGTATCTACATCATTAACATCTTTTAAACCATCATAATGCCTTAAAAAACTTTGTACATAATCATCTGCAAAATCTTCATCTGTTTTGTATACCTTGTAATAATTAGTGCCACCATCTCGTTGTCGATTTTCCTCGCCATTTGGTTCAGCTTGTGTCAACCCAGCATAATTTCTATTTTCTGTTTGTAACTTACCAAAGTTAGCACTACCGCCTGTTTCATGGAAAAGCTGACGATATACCATTTCAGCATTATATCCATATTTTTTAGAGATATATTGAGCAATACCCCATAAATGTGTATCAGCACCAGCACCACTTTTTAATGCCTCTTCATTTTGGGTTTCCATCTTTGCTCTAACATACATGGCAGCACTATTCATGCCAGCGTTTAAATCATGGCCATACATTTTATATAACTTAGCATATGTATTATCATCATTAACTAATTTGTTGATGTTCATTTGGTTAGACATCTTTTTATATGGAGTCAATACACTTTCGCTAACCACGCCACTTAATGACGATATTAGATTTTCTGTTCTGGTGGAATCGTTTTCTGCAACAGCTCTATCAAGTAAATACTTCCCTGTTTCATCTGTATTAGCACGGATTTTTTCATTAATCTGCTCATCATCCAGTCCCAATTCCTTGCCAGTAGACCGATACAAATCACCCATCAATGTAATTGTTTTCATTTGGTCAGCCATATTGTCAGATCGAATAGCAGAATCACGAAGGTTAGTAATTTGATTTTGCGTAGCTGTACTTAACGCCGTTTCATATTGACCTCTTGAATATTTGGATATGTTATTGTAATCAGTCGTCTTAGATGTCTCAACGGCTTTCGTAAAGGCATTAATAGCATCATTCGTTCTGAATTTATATTTACCCATAATTTCACGTTGTATTTTATCTACACCGGCATTATAGTCAGGCAATATAGATTGAGCATTCATTCCTTTTCGATTCATCAACCCATCTTTATCATCATTCAGTAATTGGTTAGTACTATTATTGAACTCATTGATTGCATTGGTTACATCGATATAATCCTTTCGCTTGTCAATTTCTATCCATGTGTTGGTTGCATCTTGCAAAGCTTTATTCATGGCATTTAGACCGCTTACGTTACCACCGTATGCCATTTCATTACCGGATGCTTGGGTGCCGCCTTGAATCGTATTCAGTTTTTGTGTCGGATCATAACTAGCAAATTTCATATCCTACCTCATTTTGTAATCGCGTTTAACAGTTACAACTGGGCCTCTATCTGTGTATCCTACAGGGTCACCACCATATGTAGTCGTCATTTTAGGTTTAGCATATTGCTGTTTAATACTATACATAGATGATGCGGCACCAAGAATACTACCTACCATTGCCAAATTGCCTTGACGTCGTGCATTTTTAGCAGAAGCACGTGCGGCGCTTGCCTCATTCTGATAGTTCATACCATTCAAATATTCATTGTAAATAGCATTATTTTTGTTTTGTTCCCAGTTATATACATCTTTATTGTATTCATCATAACTAGATGCCATTAACTGTAATGGAGACACTGC